ACAACATTGCAAGTTCGTTGGTATCTTTAAGTCCTAGCGATTCTGTGTAGAAAAGCCTCTGATAATAACTCATATTTTCAAAACTCAAGCCAGCATCCAAGATAGAATCTCTGATCATTTCAAATCTTTCTACTGGATCTGTTGCCATCATAAGATCCATAGCATTAACAAAGTTGCCGCCCAGTGCAGCATTTAATTGTCCTGCTTGTTTTGCTGCACCTTCAAAAGTATCAAACTTGTTGGTAATACCTAAAACCTTCTCCATCTCCAGTCCGGTAACACGAAGAGTGTGCTGAAGTCTCTTAAACGTAATATCAAAATCACTACCAAATTTTGCTAATAAAGGTCCACTATTGGCCAAAGTAGCAAAATATTGTGTTTGATCCATCTGAAGAGCGGAAGCGTTCGCTGCCAAGCCTCTCATTTTAGGTGCCAATTCGTCTGCACTCAAGCCAAATGCCTTGGTGCCCATTTGTAAAATTTTGGTTGAATCAGCGGAACTGACACCTAACTTATCAAACAAAACAACTGATTCAGTGATAGATTGTTGTTGTTCTCCAGATAACTTAACAAAGTCAGTAAAATTATTAATTAATTCACCTTGAACTCTTAAAACATCCTGAGCAGAGGCACCGTAGATATACATGCTACCCGCCAAATCTCGCATATCTTTTGCATACTGAGTGCCAAATCTAAACCTTCTATTAAAATCAGATGCAGCCTTATCAATCTCAAAGAATAAATTTATTGCTCTTCGAAGTCCAAATTCCAATACATCAGTTGCTTTTTTATCTGCCGCCTCTCTTGCTTTGGCAGCCAATACTTCTGCTTGTAAAGATCTGGTTCTTTCATCTGCAAGGTTCTTGACTATCTTTCTAATATCTTTGTATTTGTTTTCTTGATCTTCTAATTGTTTTTGTCGTTCTTCGTGAAGATCGTTTATGCGTATCTCGTTTTCGAGTGCTTCGTCTAATGCTTCTTTGTTTGCCCCCAAAAGACGATATTGTTCTGCTAAGGCTCTATTTCTAGACAAGAGATTTGATAAAGCAGCGTCTCCTTGCTCTGCTGCGTCTTGAATTATTTTCAATGATTCAATTTGTGCTTTTCTATTGACCTCATCTAATTGCTGACGCCTTAGCGACAATTCGTATTCGCTTTTACCACGAGCCTCAGCACGTTCAAGGGTCTGCCGCATCTCCTCAGCCTGAGCCTTTAAGACCTCCAAAGACTCAGCACGTCTTTCTAAAGTTCGATTTTCAAGATCTAATGCTTCTCTTAGCCGTCTTAGGGTTTCTTCATCAGCCATTAATAAGCCCTCTTTTACTTAGATAAATAGTGTAAAAAGAAAAAAGACAAGGCACGTAAGAACCTTGTCTAAAATATTAAGGACCAAACTTAGGTGGTGGCGTAGGAGCGTTGTTTGCATTCAGGGTTTGAAAATTTCCACCCCCACCTTTAGATGCCTTCTCAATTTCTTCTGCTTCTCTTTCCAACTGTCTAATTAGTCTTTCAACAAACCATTTCCTCAAACCAATTGGTAAATTATACGCTTCCGAAAAAGACCACCCACCAGAATATTTTAAAAAGAAGAACTGTTCGTAAACGTTCTCCATGTACTCATCGGTCAGGCCAAAAAAAGTCCGCCGTGAGTGGCACCTCCAGTTCCTGCTCATGGTCGCAAGAATTGCAAGCAAAGTGCTGACGCATATCTAAATCAGGATTTGCTAAGTTATAAACCTGCCTGATATGTCTAGCGTCCAATGAAGGAACATTATCAACAACATAATCAATTGCTTGTCTAGAAGTCTCTCCATTAACAGAAACAATGATCTGTCTAAGTTGACGTGTTACAGCATTTTCCTCTTTACGTGCTTTTCTTGCATCTTCTAACTGACGAACATACTGACGCTCATCAACACCATTTAGAAGCCTGAATGTAACCTCGATTCCTGTCCTAGGAAGTTTTGTTGTATAAGTTCCATTCTCATTAAGAACAGCATCCTCATCTCTAACACCATCTCCGCTATAAGCCTCAATGTCGTGAAGATCAAAGTTATACTCTTGATTTGTACCACATGCAGGACAAGTCACTGTAGTGCTGTACTCTGGTCCATAACCCGAAATTCTTGCAGCAACAAGAATAGCATTACGATCACCAATCAAAAGATGCTCTGCTTTAATACGCTTATCTTTAATAAGACTATCAAGCAGTCGATCAAGCACGATGCCTTTCTTTAGCAATGCACGGGAAGTAAGAAGATCTTCCTCCTTAGCAGTCATATGCTTAATCTCAATTGTCTCTGCGTCATGCAGAGGGTGCCCTTCAGGATAATACTTACCTCTCGAAGGAAGTTCTACGAACTCAGAAGGAATTACAAAAGAAAAGCCTCCTGAGTTGTCATCTTGCATCATAGATGCGGGAGGGGCTGGGTCTGGACTGTGTGCCCCTAAACGCTCTCTATTTCTAGCCAATATACACCTCTATGTTGTTTGTGTTAAGATTTTCAGACGTTAGATGGTGAGAAGATCTTGGTGCCCTCAGCAGCAGTGTCAGCATCGTCACTGGTTGTGTATGGGGTAAGTGTAGCCCAATCGTACTTAAATGTCATAGAAAGTTCATTTAAGTTGTCATCACCATAAGCCAAATCGCCATATTTCACGTCTGTAATAATAGGGTTCCACAACTTCCACTCTTCGATAACATTACCAGCAGCATTTAACTGCTTGATTGTAACGCCACCAATCTTCTTACCGAGGCTAGCCTTGGACATGGTGCTAAGTTGGTTAGAGTTAGCAGGGACTTTATAACCACCGTCCTCTACCAACTTAGACATTAACTTGGAAGAATCTGGATTCTGAGGATCAACAAACGCAATTGTAACATCAGACCATGTAACAGTTCCTGGATAATAGAACTTATGATTTAAGAAATTGTGCTCTGCAGCATTAATGGAAAAACCAGGCTTGTTGATAGTCTTTGCGTACCAAACAACACCAGTACCGGCTTCTGTGCCGCTTCCATCTGCGTCTACCATTCCATCGATCTGAACAAGAAATCTAAACTTTCTTTTTGGATCATTGATTGTTGCTTTTTCAGTATGATCTGCACCCCAAAATGCCATTTTTGTGAACTCCTATAAATTGTTCTATACTTAAATAGTATTGGTGGGGGATTTTCACCCCCACTTTAGTTTAATTAATCGTCGAAAGAAGCACCGGTGTTCATTACAACGAAGTCGATAGCGATGAACTCGATGGCTCGTGCAGGCTTGACCATAATCTTCGCATAAAGAATGTTCTGATCAATCAAGTCTGGTGTAGTTGTTGTTCTGTCGAGCACAAGACGGTACTCTGTGATACCGAACTGAGTCTTAACATTTGCCAAGAATGGCTCAACCAAGTTCTTGAAGCGTGTCCAAGTAGCCTCAACATTCTGCTCGAAAAGAATCTGAGTAGAGAGGATAGAGATCTGCTTCTTAAGATAGATAACAAGGCGACGAACATTGATTCTATCGAGTGCAGATGCACGCTCCTGAAGAGTCTTCTGACCGAAAACAACGATTCCGGAAGATGGGAAAGCAGCGATTGGGTTAATTCTGCTCTCGTAAAGTGTGTCACGGTCACGGGAGGACAATCTCTCAGTCACGTTTGTAACAGGGATACCAGCAGCACCCTCAGAAAGACCACCGCGATTGAATCCTGCAGGAGCAAACCAGATGGCAGATGCTCTCTCGGAACTTGCAAGAACGCCCATCATAGCAACTGTTGGCGGAATCCAAAGAAGTTGTCCGTTGTTCTCATCACGAGTCTGAACCCATGGGTAGTAAGTGGCACCATAACTAGAATCAATTCTTCTAGCCTTCAAATCGTTAGATGCATTGATTGGTGTTGTACCAATTCTATCAGCCTTATCGGAGTAATACTGCTCATGATTTGGGATATAGACATTTGGAAGGTCAATGATTGCCATTGCATCACCGCGATCACCGCAAACATCAATCATGTGCTCTGTAAGGCTTGTGTTAGTCAAGCCTGGGGTAGCAAGAAGATTCATGTTAAGTTCTTCTGGATCTGCAACAGTATCAATAGCACGCTTGTAGGTGTAGTAGACATAAGAGTTGAGATCGCTGGCTGCTGTACCCATCTCACCATTTCTGAGTGGATCTGGCTTGGTGATATCAAGTCCGTCAAAGCCACCCCAGAACGGTGCGGTGAACTGGTTAATCTCTGCATTGAGAAGAGTCTCATATGTGTTGGAGCCTCTAGCAGTAGTACTTGTTCCAGCCTTACGAGAACCGGAAGCGTAAATGTAAACATTAGACTGACTGCCACTCACATTATCAAGAGTGAAGACATAAGAGTAGCCTTCAATAGCGGAAGAAGCAGAGAGGTTATATGTACTAACAGTGGCATCAACAGGAACATTGTCATTCTGACCTAAGCCAATGTAAAGAAGTCTGTGTGCATCAGCAGTGCTAAGATCGCCCTTAGTAGAAGTGCTGGTTCTAGTTGTCTGATAGCCGAAGTATGCTCTTGTCTGGTCCGCTAAACCGCCGTCTGTAGCGTTTGTGCGAAGACGATCAACTGGGTAGAAGAAGGATGCGGAAGAATCGGAAGCAGCATAAGAGGAGGAAATGAGTGGTCCACTTGTTGCATAACCTGGGAGGTTGGCTCCAAGGGTTAAGAAACGCTCAGCGAGTTGAGAGTTGCTGCTATCGAATGCAATGAACTCAGAAACGTCGCGGTACTTAGGAGGACCGAAATAGCCGAATGGAAGAAGCGTTGCATCAGTAGCACCAGCCTCAACATCAGCATTCATCTCAACGCGGACGAATTTAGAAAGATTATCATAATCACCATAAGTCTTAAGACGACGCTCGGTGTTATCCCACTTGTGATACTTGTCGCCAATCTTGCGAGCAACGAAGTCAGGAGATGTAGGATCAAGTGTGCAGTTATCGAAACGCTCTAAAGTAGAGACGCTATTATCAGTATCGTTGATGTGGCGAAGAACCACGGAGAATGTACCATACTCTGTGACTGTGCTTGTAGACTGTCTAATCTTCTCGATAGAAACCTTAACATTCTTTGTAAGCCACTCGCCGTGTCCGCGACCAATAAGGCGGAACAACTTAGTAGCCGCTGTAACATCGAAGTCTGCTGCAGCACCAAGGTCCTGACCAACAAACCAACCAGCAACACCGTCCTGAGAAGGCTTGCCCTTCATCTTGTGAGGTCCAGTAGCCTCTGCAGAGCCAGAAGCAATACCAGCAATAATGCCAACAAGGTTACCTGCGTCGAGACTATTGTCTCTCATGAACTGATCGAAAGTCTCTCCAAGCCAGTAGTTCTCATAAGAAGCAGTTGGATAGAAAGTTCCAGGAGTGGAAACAAGTTGTGGATTTGTGTTAAGACGCTTACGAATAAAGTTTGCACTATCATCATTAAAGTTGATTGTGTACTTCTTCTGCTCAACAACATCACCTCTACCATTTACAACCAAGGTAAAGTTGCCATTAGAATCACTTCTGATTACTGTAGAGGAAGCCTGACCGGTGCTAGAACCAGTGCCAGCAATGGTTCCAGAAAGCATCACGGAGCCACTGTTAACATAAATAATAGCACCAAGACGGAAGCCGCGAGCACTACCTGTGAACAAGCCATCGGAACCAGAAGGAGCGACGAAGAGACCGTAAGCACCACCGTCAGAACCAGTAACTGGAGCACCAGTGGTCTGCCAGCCAGCCTGACCTGCAGCAGAACCGTCGTTATCAATAGACTGCTGACCGAGAAGGCGGACATATGTAAGAGGAGCAACATTAGAACGCAAGAAAGCACGAGCAGCATATGTGCCATACATTGGTGACTGGTAGTTGCCATCGCGATAGACATCGCCACCACCATTGCCAGGAACTGTATTACCAAAAACTTCAACGAAGTCAGAATAAGACTGCACTGTGATTGGCATCATTGCAGGTCCGCGTTCGGCACGTCCTACAACTACAGGACCAATAGCATCAGCAGTTAATGGTCTGAAAGAGTTATCAATCTCGTTGATAAACACCCCAGGAGATACAAATTTAAAGTTCTTAACTGACATTCTTTATTCCTCTCTTTAAAATTCGTGTTAAATATGTCACGTAACTATACTTTAAATAGTATTTCGCATCTCAAAAGTCTTAAGAGCGTTTGATAAAATCAACATCCACTTCAGGAAGTAAGAGTATAAAAACCATCCTCGTCTTCTATGACGGTTGACTCTCTAGGGTATGTAATCTCAACAATATTCTCTTCTACGGTTACAATAGGGCGATCATCATTTTCTCCTTCGCCAATTAAATAACCCAAAACTCTGAAACTAATTTCAGTAGTAAACATACGAAGATCTTCACCTAAAGTTGCTACGTTATTGTTATGTGTAAATCCTTGATCAATAAAAACCTCATATAAATGACCGTTTCTACGCAATACAAAAGAATTAATTTGACCGGTACGGGTCATAAATGGTGTGAGCATTTCATTCATCTGCTGTTGATATTCTGTTTTAAGAGTAATCTTATAATCAACATTAATATAAACAGGAATAGGAATAGACAAAGTTTTAATGACAATCTTTTTATTTATTCTAGGATAATACTGTTGATTGTTTCCTGATGTATAGTTATCTCTTCTTGTATTATTGACAACAGCAAAATTTCTTGTTTTGTCTTGAACGATCTTTTTAGCAATCACCATCCTTCCAGTTCGACCATTGCCCTTATTGGTAAACAGGTGAGCCTGAAAGCCTCCTTTTCTAGTAGGGTCTTTTGTTATTCCTGTTCTTTCAACACTAACAACAGGCAACACCAAAGCACCACTACTGTCTCTCAAGGACTTCTCGCTTTTAATCTGAAACGCTCTTTCTGGTGTTTGCCAGAAAATAGGAACTGCTTTCCAGCCCTCGTTTGTGGTTGCACTAAGTTCTAAATCCTCTTTAAGCCAATCTAAAATAGATGCATCGATATCTTCAATAGTAGAAGATAGCATTCCAATCTCGCTTAATTTTAAATTAGTGCCTGGAGGAATCTGAGCAAAATCAAAGTTAATTTTATGTGGCATCGAAAAGCCCCTTTCTTGCTTTACGGCACTTAGCAGAAATTTCAAAGGAGTGTTCAATCTGACCAAATAAATTTCTAGGCTTGCTAAGTTTTACGATCTCATAGTACTTATCGCCATATAAAACAAAGTCACCTTCACGAACAAACATATCTTGATCTTCTTCTAAGCGACGTTTATGAAAATGAACGTTGATCTCAGACTCTGAATCAATACCAACATTATCCAAATAAGATGTTGAAAAGTCTGTAAACTCTACAAGAGCATAAATTCTAATTGGCGGAAGGAATGTTTTTTCAATTGCTTCACCATATAAGTCATGAAATTTTGTTCTCTCTACATCAATAGGATAATAAAGAATTTGTTGACCAATAATCTTTTCAATGAGTTCATCATTGACTTGCTTAACTAAATCACGCTCTTTCTTTCCAAAGAAGAGCGGAGGAGGGGGTGCAGCAGGTCTAGACCATTTATTGTCGGGCATTCAAAAATTATCCTACGAAGATTGGTAGCGGTGAATTTTTTAGAGCGGCTGCGGCGGCGTCTGTCATTTCTTGATCGTTCTTGGCTAGATCAATATACTT